GCGCAAGCTCGCCGAGAGCCTTGTTGCTGACCGTCTTGCCGTCTCTCTGCCTCTCGTCGATATCCTTCGCCAGCTTGTACGCTTCGGAGCTCTCGTCGGCTTCAAGCCCCTGCTTGACCGTGTTTTCAGCTTGATAGTTGGAAGATATGTTCTTGCCGATCTTGTTGTTTTGTCTGTTGTTTTGTCTGTTGTATCTGACGCCGTTCGCAATGTCGTATGCTCCGGCAGAAAGTCCGCCGGAGAGACCGCCCGCAAGACCGGACTCTATGATTTCTTCGAGCGCATGGCCGTAAGCCGTTCTCTGCGCCTCCTCATAAGTCATATTCGGGTTTTCGGAAAGCAGCGCTCTTATTTCTGTTTCAATATCAGACTTATCTCCGAGGGCGATTCCCGCAATATTGTTTGCAAGGTCTGTCGCCATTTCTTCAGACGCCTCAATTCCCGCTTGCCCGAGTATTCTAAGCAACTTCGTCGCGTATTCTTCGGGGTGAACGAGTTTGTCGAGAGAAACTTCTTCAAACAGAGATTCTATTATACCCGCCGTCAAAGAGCCGTATAGGATTTGCACGTTGTTCGCACCGCGAAGATAAAGCTCTTCTGCCCTCTGCGACGCGGCGCCGGAGCCCATTATGAAAGTATAGGCGTTTTGCGCGAGTGATTTTGTGACCGCCCCGCTTGCGAGCGGCGCAAGTTCATTCCCTAACATTGCGCCCGCCGTACTATCAACAGCAGACATCACGGCGTTATAAATAAACGGCGCAACTTCTCCCCCGGTCACGTCTCTTAACACCTGCCCGACGGCGCCTCTTGCTTCGTCCGCCTCGTTTTGCATAAGGTGCATTTCGGGGTTTTTGTAGGGATCGTATTCTCCTGTCGTCGTGTACTGCCCTAATAAATCCAAGCCGGACGTTATGCCGCCCAGCACTTGCCCCGGAACAGACATAACCGACTGAAACGCAGCGTCAAGCGTTCCGACAACAGGGCCTTCGCTCTTGATCCTTTCCGCCCTGCGCTGCGCGGACGCGGACTTTGCTCTCTGAAAAAGGTCGTTGCGGAGAGAATTAATATAATCTGCCGCCTCGTACTTTTTGCCCTTTCCAAGCAAAGCGTAATACATAGCTCTTTCTTCGAGCGAGACCTGCTTATAGTTTGCGTTCGAGCTGTCCGTGGTGGGCGAATATTCCCCCGCGATTGTGTCGCGCACTTTGTTAAGATCGGAATCGGATATATAAAGCGGAAATCTATTCTCTCCGCCCAGCGTTTCTACAAAGCGCTTGTAATCTTCGTACTCGTTCCCGGTTGACGCAATACCCGCGCCCTTTAATGCAAGAGTGTAAAGGCTTGACTTATCGCCGTCGGCGTGAAGGATAATGTTTGCGTCGTCGAATTTCTTTTGAGTGCCGGAAGAATACGCTTTCGCTCTTGCGCTACCGGCCGCGATTTCTTCCGAGTCGTAAGGTTGCTCTATCAAATTGATGAGCTCCGCCTCGCGGCTTCCCTTTATGCTGTCCGCATAGTCTCTTATTTGCTGATTGATTTGCTCGACGCGGTCTTCTTCGCCTCTTGACGCCGCCTGACCTCTGTACTGAGCAAGTTGCCAATAACGAGAATTGCCGTATTCGGAATCGAGCTCGTTATATGCCTCGTTCTGCTGTTCTGTCTGCTTTTTCGCGTCGGCAATATATTCTTCCGCAGCATTCTTCTGACGCGTAGCCTGTTGAGTACGATAATGCGACGCCTCCGGAGAAGTATCAGCCCATGCAAGGTTGTTCTTCAAATACTGATACTCTGCGCCTTGCTCCGGGTTCGGAGCATTTTTCAAATTTGTCTTGAGTTCTTCAAGCGCCGCAAGGCGGTCCGCGTAGGACATACCGCTATACTTCGCCGCCGCTCCGACCGTCGCCGCATAGTTTCTCGCGTCGCTCGCGTGAGCTTCCGGCGACCGCTTATACCAAGCGTTTGCCGCGTAGGTGTCGGCAAGGTTGTCGAGATAGTTCGCCGAGCGCGGATCGTTCAGCTTCATCGTCGCCGACATTATGGGAGAGGGGGTGGAGAAAGAAGGTTGGGAGAGTTGCGCGGAAGGCTTTACGCGCTGTTGTGACGCCTCGTAATTCTTTTTCCAAGAATTATACTCGCCCACAAGATCATCGGAACTGCCGCCGTTGTCATAGTCGTAATTATAATCGCGCGAATCTCTTTTCTTTTTCCACTCGTCGTATTCTTTTACAAGGTCTATTTTTGCCATAAACGCCTCTTATTTATGAACCGAATATTCCACGCCCCGCGTAAGCTCTGTGTATCGCCTCAAACACTTCTTCTTTTGTATAGCCTTTGTTGATATATTTGCTCCCGATCTGCGCTATAGCTTCCTGCTCCGTCCGCAAACCGGCTTTATGCAAATCTTTGTTAAGATCGCCGAGGGCTTCTTTCGAAAGCTTTACTCCGTCGTACCTATCTTGATACCCTTCAAGTTGCCTCTTCAGATCCGCAATCTGCGCTTTTAACGCCGCCTCGTTGTTGCTCTGCGCGAGCGACGCCCACTTGTACGAGTTTGCAAGTTCGTCCTGCTGACGCTGATATTCGCGGTCCAGCGCGTCCTGCTCCTTCTTATAAGCGAACTGCTGATTGTTCAAATCCTGATTTACGTCGAATTGATAACGGTTTTCAGCGGAACTGCGAGCGTTCGCGGCGAGCGTGTCATAGCGCGACATATTCGCGTTATAGTTGTTCAGCACGTCAAGGTATCTGTTGTAATTGTCGTTCTCCGCGTTGCGGTACACGTTGTATTTTTCAAGTAGCGCGTTGCCCTCCTGATCGTATCTGTTCGCCGCAAACTGCGCGAGCTCCGGTATGCTGTTCGCAAGCTGCGCAAGACGGTTTTGGTACGCCGCCGCCGCCGCGGAAGCCGCGTAGCTGTTGCCGTATCCTCCGGTGAGCGCCGCCGCCTGTCCCATAACGTCGGCGGAAGCGCGGCGTCCTTCGTTGACAGCCGTGCTGCGAAGCGCCTGATACAGAGCGTCCGAGTGCGCGTCATACTGAAACGGCTTCCTGTTGGTGTATGCGTTCAGCGCGTCGTTCGTCTGCTGGCTGTATTGCGTTTGATATGAGCCCGGATTGTTTTTGGCTGCGTAGGCGTCCTGCTCCGCCCTGATACGCGCGAGCTCTTTTAAGTAATCGTCTCTGTTTCTTGCCATCGTTTCACTCCTATTTAGCCGCGAGGTATACCATAATGTTACCCCTTATGTAGTTGCTTCCGCTTATCTCGCGCGGCGACATAATATTTACTCTCATTTGCTTATCCCCTACGTAGAATACGTAAGCGGTAGCGTCCGCGTTGTTCCCAGCAAGCGACGCCGAGCACGCGACAAGGTTGCTTTTCGTGAAGCCCGGCGGAAGCGGAGTAAGCTGCAATGCCACATTCATTACCCAGCTATTGCCGACCTGCCGCGGCGTCTGAAACTCCGTCCCCGCTGTCTTTATATATGCTTCTCTGAAGCCGCTTTTCCACGTTCTGACGACCGCCGTGTAGTTGCCGCCGTTAAACGTCGACGTTTCCGTGACGTAATCTATCGTTTTTTCGTCAGCCGCCCCGCCGCCGGTCCCCGAAAAGCCCCCGGAAGCCGTCTGCTGCGCCTTTTCGCCGTCGATGTCGATGAAATTAAACGCATAATTCAGCTTTTCGACGAGCTGCCAAAGGTACGACCGTACCTCGGCAAGTTGACCGTCGGGATTTTCCGTCGTTATGCGGGGCAATTCGAAGTTTAAGCTCATATATCGCTCCCCGTTTCCGTCGTTTTAATGTATCCGTAGAGCTTGACGTCGCCGAAACCGCTGAAGCGGAGGCGGAAAAACGCGCATCTCTCCGGCTTTACGGCGACGGATTGGCTCGACACGCCTGTACCGTGTACCGTCTCGACGTGCCGCCAGTCGCCCACGCCGTCGTACTGTATGGATATATCCATCTGTGCGCCGAGCGCACAAGCCATTTTAAGCACGATTTTAGCGACGTACTGCTTATCGGGCATCAAGAGCCCTATTTCGCCGCTTTCGGCGTACCACTCCACGTCCTCGCCCGCATCATCGTTCATTATGCACAACTTGTATTTCTCGCTTATGTACATTGAGCTTGCGTCGACGAAATACATATCGCCGGCCGCAAACGCAAATGCCGTTACGTGCGTGTTGTCTTCTCTGTGCCATATACCGGTGCGCGTATCGTAGACAAAAACGCTCCACTTGACGTCATTGCTGTTGGCGCAACTCAGATAATATTTATAATCGTCCGCTCCGCCGCACGCTCCCGCTCTGTGATGCGCCCAGTCGCCCCACTCGGACGGAACTGCCTCAACGGTCATGCCGTTGTACAGCTCGCCGCCGAACACCGTTGAAATATCCTGCGGAAGCGAGCCGTCGTATACGCATACGCCCGCGCGAGATTTGTAGTACACTCTCGCGTCGCAGATCGCTATTGAGTTCGCGGCCCCGGCGACGACGCCGTTGCAAGCCGCCGTGTTTATCTGAAAGTTTGCGGGAACGTTTCCGTAAACTTTATGCAAGCAGTTTTCTTTGAAGAATATGGGGTAGCTGAGATACGTTACAGCCCCGGTGAAGTCGCCGTAGCTTCCGACCGACGCGATGTAGCTGTCGGTTGATATGCCGTCAAAGACGCTCCAGTTTTTGAAATCGCCGAGCTTGCATGCGTATATCTCGTTGACGAACTCGCCCGCGTTATTGAGACCGTGACGGCAGCCCCAGAGGCGGTTATTCGCCTCGACGACAAAGTCCATTATCGGAGCCTTGCGCTCCGCCTTAAATTCGCCGCTCCAATCGCTGTACTGCGTGCTTCCGTTCATAGTGCCGATGACTACTATGTAATCGTCTCTGCCGTCGTATACTGTATCGGTATAAACAGCTTGAAGAACGTGCGTAGTGTTTATCTCCGGCATTACGATTTCGTCGGCGCCGCTGATAGTCACGCCGTCGCCTACGGCGTAACCCTTTGATATGTTTTTGGACGTAATCTTTATATACGTCTGTTCGACAACTATCCACGTTGTAATAGAACTCGAATAGCGTTTAAGTACGCTTTTCGTTTCTGATGTGTCAAGCCAGTAATCGCCGTCGTAAGGATCGCTCGGCGCGGAGGCGCTTGCCGTCGCCGTGTAGTCTTCGCCGTCTATGTCGCAAAGAGTAAACTTAACGATCTCTGCTTGCTGACCTATTTCGGGTTCCGGTATGGTAAAAGTATTGTTTATGTCGCCCTTGTCCTCGGAATTGATGGTGTTATAGTAAACGCCGTCCGGGAACACTACAATATACGCGCCGAAAGCGATAAGTGAGCGGGGCACGTTATCGGCAACGGAGGAAATCGTGCGGAAATTATACAGCTCTTCGCTCGTTCCGTACTCGTTCCGCTTATAAAACTTCCGGTTTGTAGTGTAAAAAAGGTCCTTGCCAAGCGCAATCAACCCGTTTACGCCTACGGTATTTGTCTGTCCGCGCGGCTTCCGCGGCGACATCACCGGGTAAAAATCCGACGACATATTCTCCTCGTCGTACCATTCGCCCTCGGAGATCCGCAGATTGTGGTTATAACCGCGAAACTCCTGCACAATATCGCGGCTTTGTTGTATCGGATTCAGGTATCTCATCAGAAATATACCTCGCGCGCCTCTTCAATGGGAGTATGCGTTCTGTTGTAATAAGCCTTGAAATCGCCGAATAATTCAGCGTACTGCGCCGCTTCGTTGTTGTAGCGGTCTATCTCGTGCATTTCTTGATGATATTTAGCTTTGAGATAATATATATACATCTCATCCCACGGCGAGCCGACAAGCAGCTCCGTCGTGAGAAGATCGGTATCTTCTGTGTAAGGTGTAAACTCCTCTATGGGAGAGTCTTTATGTCTTGCAAAGACGTTAAGAAATATATTATGGTCGAGATTTGACAGCCATTTTATTTTGGTGTCGTCAGGTATCTTGTTGTTAAGCCTATCGTCAGCTTGGTTTATTGCCTCGCGTATTGTCATGAATTACTCCTTTTTGGAGATATAGGGGAGCCGGAGCTCCCCTATTCTTTTAGAATGTTGTGAGGTCGGGCTGCTCGTTGTGTACTTTCATCTTCGCAAAGTACGCTTCCGCGCGCTCCTGCTGCCATTTTTCGATGAAGTTTTTGACATACTCCGGTATTTCAACCTCTACGCCGCGCTGAATCCTGAAATTTCTGCCGTTTATGGCGAAATATTCGGGACCGGCGTTGTCGCGTTCTACCGGGAGCGTAAACCTCACGAGCTTCTCGCCCGTAGCTTTCTTGTTAGCCTGTGTAGCCATTGTTTATAGCCCTTTCTCTGTATTAGTTCGCTGTTGCTGCGATACCCGTGTTTGCGGATTCTACGCGGAGCAGATACTGCTGCACGAGAATCTCTGCCGTGAGCATACCCTTCCAGCCGACGGTCGATCTCTGATCGAGCGGGTCAGCCGTACCTGCGGAGCCCTTCTGCTTGATGATCGTGCGAAGTCCGCCGCCGGTGATGTCGGTAACGCCGTATGCGTTCTTGCCGATGAAGAGCGTCAGATAGATCGGAAGGTCGTTCTCTCCGAGTACGATCTTCGCCTCGGTCGACTCTACGAAACGGACGCCGCCAATTCTGCCGATCTCTCCGGTCAGTCTGTTTTCGGGCGTCGCGTAGTTCTGTATTTCCTCCCACGCGGGGTCATTCATGATGTCCCACGCCGCGTAAGGATGGATGATAGCTACATAGTAGCCGTCGAACGTGGGCGCGTTCTGACCGCGAAGGATAGCGACAGCCTTCTTAACCGTGGAAACGGTGAGATGGCTCGTCTCGTCAAGGTTCGCTCTTGACGTGACCTCGGTCTCCGCGCCGGTCGTGCCGTCGATCTTCGGACAGTAAAGGACGTTCGTGCCTGCTGAAATGATGTCGCGGACGATTGTGTCGAGCGTTCTGCCAGCCTGATCGCCGAGGAGCTCGACAGACTCGTATACTACGTTGTCGATCGCCGTGAGTTCAAGGACGTCGGAAAGCCCGACGTAGTTACCGTACTGCTCGACCGTCGCGGGTACTGCCGTAACGGTAAGAGACTGACCGGCGGGGGTCACGCCTTCGGTAAGAGGCGTAAGCGCCTTCGGGAGAGACTCGAATTTACGGAACTCGATGGTCTTGCCGCCGTTTTCCGGGATAGGTCTCTTCTGACCGAACTGCTGGTGAACAAGGTTCGCCTTCGCCATCTCGATGAGCTTTTTGTCATAGTAGACTTTCATCTCGGGGGCGAGGTCATTGTTCGGGTGTCTGTATGAGTGGCCCGCGTAGGGCGCGCCTGTTCCCTGAGGGTCGATGTCGCCCATCGAGCCCTCGGAAACCGTAGCGTTTACGCCGGAGGAAACCAGCGCGAAAAGCTGAAGATCAAATTCAAAAGTTGTGTTCATGTTATTTCTCCTTGTGATATGCGCACAAGGGAGAAACAATAATCAGAATGTTATCCTTTCTCCGCGTCGTGCGCGTTCTGCGAGTGCGTCCATCTCTTCGAGAGACATAGACCGCACGTCTTTATGCGTTGCGATAGCAGACTGAGGAGAAGTACCGTTTTCATTCGGGCGGGAGGCGTTAGCGCGTATTTTATTTACGACGCCCTGCTCTACCTGCCGCGCGGTATACGTCATAGCGTTTGACTGAAGCTCGTTATAATGCGTGGTGATGTACGCGCCGCGAACGTCGACACCTGCGTCAAGCAGTCTTACGAACGCGGGATTACCAAGTTCAACGGCGAGGTCAAGACCGGGAAACTCGCCCTGAAGCGCGTCCGCTTCCTGCGCCCATCTTGCCACCTTGCGCTGATCTTCCATCTCACGCTCGCGTGCTTCTCTTTCGCGGTCATAGCGTTTCTCAACAGCTTCGAGCCTGTCGATCTTCTTCTGTACTTCTACCGATACGCCGTTCTCATACGCGCGCTGTTCGAGCCCCGGAGCCTCCGCTTCGTCGATAGCCTGCATAAGCTTACCGATGTCGGACGCGTCCGTTATTCCGTACTTGTCGGCGATGCTTGTCGCGAGCGCCTTGTACGAGTCGAGCTCCTTGTGTACGCCTTTGAGACGGTCGTTTACCGTGCTTTTGACCTTCTTGCTGTACTGTTCTTTGTACTTGCCTTTAATGGCTTCGTCAAACTCAGCGTCAAGGTCGACGGGCACAGGCGCCGTCTGCTCCGCGGGAGAGCCGTTTATCACCGCTTGCTGCCCCTCGGCGGACGGGGCTGTTCCAGCCGCAGGAGCGCCGCCCTCTGCCCCTGCTCCGTCTGCAAAGAGCTGAAGGTCAAAGACGAACGCTTCTGTCAAGATTGTGTTTTTCATAACACCCTTTCTTACAATCCGTATAGTGGATGAGCCTTTATATATAAGGGCTATACCCTTATTGACGATTTGAAATTAATATGATCGGGGTAGTGGTCGGCAAGCAGCTCGTACCCGGCGGCAATCGTGAGGTAGATCCTCGCGAGCTCACCGAATACGTCGTCGTCCATTACGACGCACGATATCTCTGTTTCCTCCGGTGAAAGCTGGCAGGTGGCCGAGTCATCTATCCATCCGGCTTTATATGCCTCCGTGACCTGCTTCGCCAGCGTCATCGTCAGTATTGACGCCGCAGCGCACACTATGTCGTTTCCCCTTTCCCCCGCCTCCGCGTGTCCCTTCGCCCGAAAGACGAGGACGCCGGATTCGGCGTTTATTTTAACGAGCGCCTTGTTCATCTCATTACCTCGGAGAAGTGCTCTCTGCGGCGTGCTGACGTGCTTTTGACGTCGTTGACGATTCGCCGCCGCTTATATTAACTTTCGGGACCGACGCGCCGTTTTGCGGAGGCTGTTCCGTTGCTGCCGGGTCTATCGGTACACCGCTTGCCGCGGCCGCCGCCAGCGATTGCTGATACGCCACCGCGCCCTCCGCAATGGTCCTTATAACAAGGTCCTTTCTGTCGAAGTCCATCATCGACAGGGTAGCCAGCGCTTGCGGCGCTTGCATCGGATTAAAGAATCCCATGCCGTAGAACTGCATCGCCATTTCGTTTTGCGAGATACGCGCGTAAGGCGATTTCTTTTCTGCTTCTATGTTTACGTCAAAGAGCGGTACTCTCTGCCCGAGATCGACGCCGAACGCGCCGCCCTGATCTTGCGGCTGAAGGTGGGCGTTGGTATAGGGCTGAAAGCGCATAGATCCGTCCGGACCGAGTATTCTGAACGTGCGCGGGAGGTCGTAAAACTGTCTGATCCTCTCGATGACCTTTCCGACTATGCGCCGGAAAGTCCTATACGAAGACTTGTTATCGTCGCGTGAGAGCTTGCTGCCCGCCTCCTGCATTGCCGCGATAGCGGACGCCGCCGTAACGCCTGACGTAGTGCCGCCCGTCGCGACGTCCCTCGTGCCGGTAGTCTCTTTAAGCTCGTCTATCTTGAGCTGGAGTACGCTGAGAGCCGCGCCCGGGAGCTGCTTGGTATCTACCGGCTTGATAGCCTGATCGTCGACGTTTCCGGCAGTGTCTACTATCGGATTATTTAAGTCAAGGAACTGTTGACGGTTGATGCCCGACGACGCTCGCGCGAAATACCTCGGCGTCGCAGACGCAAGCGTATTCTTCAGAATAGCCTGCGACAGTCTGTCGATGTATTCCTGCGCGTTCTTGGCGATGTCGATATATCCGAAGGCTCCGGCTTCTCCCCATATCGGGAAGAGGTTGTCAAGTTCGAACGGATATTCGCCATCGTCATACCAGCCGCGCTCCGCCTTTTCGGGGTCGTTTTCCGTCGCGTATAATACTTCGTCGTTTACGTACTTAACGTAGTGAAGAACGCGCTTGCCCGCGCTGTTGCTCTTCTTGTAGTACCAGTCAACGACAACAGACTTGTTCGAGGTGTCGATGTTCTCGTCGTGTACGTACTGCGCCACCGCCATCGTCGGCGTCGAGAGCTTCCCTTTGAGCTGCGGATATGCCGCTTCGAGCTCCTCGTTATCGCGGAGCTCTATATGAAATACGTTTCGGCTTTTCTGTATATCCATCTCGCCCGGCTCCCAAAAGATATTGAGAGCGTCAATGAGCTTGACGGATATATCGCCGAGCCCGTTAAGCTTTGTAGAATCCCAAAAGATGCCGTATACCGCCGTGCCGACGTTCCCCTTGTACCACTTGCCCGCGGAATAAGTCGCCTCAAAATCGTCCTGTTCGAGTATGCACGGGATAATGTCAGAAAGAAGCTCCGCCTCCTCCTGATCAGCAGCCTCGCGCGGAAGTATGCGCGCCGCCGGGTAGTTATCCATCGCGTCGGCGTGCTTGTTTGCGAGCATATTAAAGAGCCATGCGGAGTTCGGCGTGACCTCCTGCGGCTTGGATTGCTTCATGACGCCCCAGTGCCGCATGCGATACCACTCGTTATTCTTGGTTATCTTCTCGTGCCACGCCGCGAGACCGCTCTTATATTTTTCGAGCGTATTCTGCGCCTCTTTGATCTCGGCGCTCCCTATGACCTGCGCGGCGGGAAGCTCGTATTCTATATCGATCGGCATATTTATCTCCTTGTAGGTGTGAGTTCAAGCGCGTGAGCGCCTATGCTGTACGCCGCCTCGGGCAGTTCTTCCGGTCTCGGCGGAGTAAGCGGGCGTGACATACACATATACCGCCACTCGTCGGCGATATGATCCTCTTGCGTCGTGTCGAGGTCTTCCGGGTGCGTATCGCTGTACTGCAAGAGAGGGATCGTCCTTATAAAGCCTTTGCAGTTGTTAAAGACGTACATCATCGGGAAGCCGTTATAGTCAAAGTCAAGCCTGTAATGGCACTGCATCCATCCGGCAATACGCTTGTTATCGCCCTTTTCAAAGTAGACGGCGTGCCTCTCTGCCGCCTCGTTGACGCTCTCACCACGTGACGAATCCCAGATTGACGGGTCTGCGACGCCGTATATCGTCTTTCCTTTCAACCACTTGTGCTGGGTCTCGATCTTGTGGATGTTGTCGAATATCTCGTCAGGCGTCCACTTTACGCCCTCGTTAGGCGTCTTCGTACAGCCGTAGAGTTCGAGTATTCTGTATAATACTCCGTCGTAGTCTATCGCCCACCACGCGCACGAAAACGGTTTTGCATAGCCGAAATCGAAAGACCGGTATATCTGCCATCCTCGCGGTATGTCAAACGGCTCTATGACGTGCGTCCAGCGACGGTCCTTATAGTGTTCGGGATCGTCTCTAAACTCCTCGAAGAACTGACCCTCGAAGACGTCCCATCTGCCTTCCAGCCAAGCCGCGCGGCGTTTCTCCGGCAAGCTTTTAAGATAGTCTATATACTCCGGCTGCGTCTCCATCAGCGCCTTGTTATCTGTAGGTAAAGCCTTTATAAACCTGTATTCGGACGGATCTTCCGTACCGACGTACTGTTTATCAACAAATAAGCGTTTGAAATAGTTATGCGATACGCCGCCCGGGTTGCACGTGTAATACGTGCGCTTCGGCAGACCGTTGACGCCTCTGACTATCGCGTTAAGCTGCCTTATCCAGTCCTCCGGTATGTTGGTCGCCTCGTCAATAAACATGACGTCGTACTCTTGACCTTGATACTTAGTAAGCGCGCCGTCGTTATCGACGTAACCGCATACTATAACAGAGCCGTTTATAAACGTCAGCTGCTTGGATGAGGTATTATATTTTGCGATCCCCGCCGTCATAGCCATAAGCGGCTCGATGTGGTTCTTGCGGAGTTCTTCATACGTGCGTCGGAAGATTATAATCTTTATCCCCGGAAACTGACAAGCGAGCAGCACAGCCTTGTGACGGACCGCCCAGCTTTTACCGCCGCCCCTCGCGCCGCCGTATGCGACGTATCTCTCGCGGGCGCGGAAAAACTCGTTCTGCTTATCGGAGGTCTTCGAGAAATCAAACTTTATCCTATTCACGCCAAGCCTCCGGGAGACCGTCGATCTCGATCACGACGCCGTCGTTGGTCTTCTCGTCACCGGCGACGTCCTTCTCCAGCTTTGCGATCCTCGCCTTCTGCTCTCGCGCGTCGTCAGCCGAACGGATGGATTGCACGTCTTTGAGGTCTTTGAGCGCGCTCGCATAGCTCTTTGAGTCTCTCGCGCTTAGCCCTTCCTCTGACGCCTGCGCCGCCATTATCGCCTTGAATATCGCGTCTGTGAGCGTGTCAGCGCACTTTATCATCTTGCGGTACCGTTCTGCCTCGGCGTTCGCGGAAATATCCTGCTTTTTCTTGTCTGCCTTTTGCCTATACTTTATCCGCGCTTCAGACCAGTTGTAATCGCGCCCGCGATGACAGACCGTGCTGAACGGTATACCGTACTTTTCTGCGATCTGACGATAAGACAGAGACGATGTAATATAATCTTGTCGCGCGTCAGACCAACGCGTATCATCTGCCATATCGTCACTCCTTTTATATCAAGTTATCATATTTGCGCGTAAAAAAACACCCCCCCTATTTGGTGCAATTTGCACAACGGAAGCGGTGCTGTTTTTGTGTATTTCGCCGATTTTGCGTTTGCCCTCTTGACAGTCCCCGCAGTGCGTGGTACCATAGTTACAGATTACGGAGCGGCCGACGCCGCGGAAGGAGAAAACAATGAAACTCAAAAACGTCAAATTCACAGCATTTGCGCACTACGCGAACGGAGAAATAAAATGCAAGTGCTTCTGCACAGAGCAAGCAATGAGCAACTGGGCGAACGCGCAGTACAGAAAAGACGAGGACGTGACCGTCGAGGTCTATGAAGGCGCCGGAATGATCGGCAAAAAATACTGCACATACCACGCATAAAGCCGAAACGCCTTCGGGCGTCACCGGGAACCGCCCCACCCGGTCTGATGATGGCAGGGCAGAAAGGATACAGATATGGAATTCACGTTCAGAAACTTCGACAGATCCCCCGCGAGGATCACGAGCACAGCATCGGAGGACGCGCTGCGCGAAAAAATCGAGAAAGAATACGCAGATCAAGCGGACACGTGTAACCGTCAAGTAAAGGCTCTGTACGAAGACGCCAAGCGCATGAGCACAATCACGGACGAATACTTTGCAAATTATATTCTTCACCTCATCGACAACGTGCCGCACCGCGTATATCTCAACGGTATCGACTCAAGCGGACGTCCGGACGACACAAAAGCCGTTTGCATTGATCTCATCCGTCGCGCATACTGGACCGTGCCGGCGTCGTTGGAGGACTGACATGACCTTCTCCGATCAGCTTCACGAGCTCCGCGCAGAGCTGCACATCACGCAGCGCGAAGCGTACACCGCGCTCGAAGTACCGCGCCGGACCTATGAAGACTGGGAACGCGGACAGCGCACCCCGCCCGAATATCTCCAACGGATCATCCTCCGGCAGCTCCGGCAAACGAAAGAGCCCTCGTTATGAGGGCTCTTTTATTATCCGCAACCCGGATCTAAAACACATCTGACGCCGTTCATCCGTCCGACCTCTCGCTCGTATAGTTCGGTATATCCGCTGTAATATCCTATATGTTGCCACGCCGAATTTTTGCATAGATGGCGCCACTCTTCCGGGCTGACCATCTGCACCCCGGTATCTCTACCGCAATACTCACATACTCGCGTAATGATAGGCGCCGCGCAATGCGGGCATATTAAATCTTTCACGGCTCGTCCTCCTTGTCAGGCATCAGCCGCATAAAGTCTTCTTCTTTGACGGCCCACGACTCACTATGCTCCAAATATACAAAACCACCGCCAGCGGCAACCTCGTCCGGAACTTCGCCGCGCACGGCAGCGGCACACTTCCAAGCCACCGTCGTACCATCCTTATATCCTTCCACATAATCAACAGTATAAGGCTTAACGATGATCTCAATATTATTTTTGATCACCTCCGTCATTGTTTGTATTGCTTGCTCTTTGACGAGTTCTTTTACCTTTTCGATGTCCGCCTCGCTCGCGTTGGCGTCAAGTTGAACAAAGCTGCCATACTGTTCTATTCTATATCCGTTCATTCGCTATCCTCCAACTCCGTTAATACGGATTTACCCAGCCTTAAGTACGCCTCTATCTCTTCCTTCGCCTCCGTCCACGACCGGCACACGACGCATTTATTCCCGCCTTCTTCAAGCGCTGCCATCATAGCCTTTTGCTCGCGCGTCACGACGCCGTGTTCCGCCTTCATCTCGATATACAGAGCGCCGTACTTGCCGCGCGGGACCGGAAGGCACACGTCCGGTATACCCTTTTTAAGCCCCATGCTCTTCAAAACAGCCCCGGACACCTTCGAGCGCTTACCCTCGTTCGGTATATGGTACATAAGCGCGAGCTCCGGGATCTGATGCTCCATTATCGCCGCCCAATTAAAGAGCGCCGTCTGCTGCTGTTGTTCTTCGTGCGTCATTCGTAACCTCCGCTTTTTATTCTTTCGTAGTCTTCCTCGGTATAATAGATCGGATCGCCCGGTTTATATCTAAAATATCTATATCCCAATAGCCCGCCAATATAAACACGCCCATTCTCGCAATAAACTCTCTCAGGAAAGTTTTTTATAAAAAAGTATAACGTTTCTTCTGACATTTGAACATACGGCTCAAGGTCTGGGTATGGACCTGGGCTCCGCAAAAAATCTAAAGCTCGTTTGACCGCACTTTTCGTCAATACCGCTTTTTCACCCTCACTCGTCATTCTTTGCCTCCTCTCCGATCATTTCGAGTTCGTCGCAACGCCTGACCACGCACATTTTTTTGCACGTTTCTATAAACTCTCGCAGTCTTCTGATTTCATAGCTCTTCGCGTCAAGCTCTTTTTCAAGCGCCTCCATCGCGCTTTTATAAAACTCTATGTCTTTCTGCAAATTTTCAATGCTTGTATCACGTTCGTATATAATTTCTTTCAAGCACTTCTCGTCGCATACCGGCTTATCTGAATCGTCTATGCGCACATAATACGTCGGCTCAAGCCCCATAAACTCGTCAAAATAATAAGCGACCACCGAGTAAGAGAATCTTCTCCATCCCGGAATCCACTTGTCCTCGATAGTTCTGCTTCCATCGCTGTACTCACAGCAAGGCGGCGAACATATCGCTGTACCCGATCTGCTTAATTTGTTCGGATAGCTTGCAAGAAACTCATCGAACTCCTCTTTGCTGACCTGCTTAAACCCTTGTCTCTTCATCGTTTCACCACCTATACAGCGCCAGCGCCACAAGAACGCCTATCAAAAAGGAAAATAGATACATCAATATTGTCTCGTTCACTCTTCGTCCTCCTCTTTAATACCGGCTTTCAGCCCACCAATCCATTTGAGCACCCATTTTGTTCATATCCTTCCGCTGCTCCTCAAGCTCCTTGCAGAGCTTCGCTTGTTCCTCGTTAAGCTCGCCGATAATACGCATTAAACACGCGTTATCGTGCTCCAGCGCGCGTATACGGCTTATCGCCGCAAGCAGCACGGCCAACACCCCGACCGCTGCTATAAGCGCAAGTATAAATGCTGTTGTCATTTTCACTCTCTCCAATCATCGTATATTTCTATGGCGTATCTGCCCGCACAGCTTCTGACTATTATTCCGCTGCGCGAAATCAGACAGTCGGTTTTGCTTGCGTCAACAAGCTTTAGCAGATCCTCCAGCGTTTCAATTTCCAAATAATACCCCTTTGGAAACATTCCTTCATCGCTGTCTGCCCCGAAATATTCTATTTCGGACGTTTTATAGACGAAAAATCTCATTTCTCTGTCCCCTTTATCTCCTTTCAAAATGCCGATTTTCACGGCGGCGCTTATACGCGGATGCTGCTGCAACAGAGCGCCCTTGCCGCGTCGTTTGAAAGGAGGGAAATCCATAAGCCCCTCGTGGGGCCGTGGCTGGGATAGCAGGTCTCGAACCTGCGACGCGGGAGTCAAAGTCCCGTGTGATACCGCTTCACCATATCCCACCGGCACGACCCCGGAGAGGGTTATTTCTCGTCGTGCTCCTTGCACTTTTTCACGTTCGCGCACCTTTCCTCGTACTTCGTACAATATCCGTAAGCGTGCGTCATCCCTATACAATGATAGCCGTTCGGATAATACTTTTCCGACCATGTGTGCCGCTCGTAGTGCTTGCACTTTTCGCATTGTTTTACTTTCATATCTCCTCCTCTATAAATCCGTTAGTCTTAACTGCCGCTCTCTGCTTTCGTCGGGGATCAGAAGCTCTTTTAATATCGCTTCCAATACATCGACGACAATACTATTTCCGGCTTGCTTGTAAAGCTGACTATTTGAATTGACGGCTTCCGCTTTGCAAAAATCTTCATCGTCAAATCCCATAAGTCGCCAGCATTCAAGCGGCGTCAGCTTGCGTATTCTTGTATGTTCGTTGCTATTAATCATTACTTTCGGCTCTTGCCCCCCCCCCGCATATTGTAGTGATCGTCGGACACAAGTAACGCGGATCATATATTCGCGCACTCGTCTCGCTGCCCTTGTATTCGAGCGATCCGACACATTTACATCTTTGATATTGCTCCGCTTGCTCCAAATGTACCACTCCTTACGAAATTCGCCATACTGCTTTGCGCGTATTGCGCTTTTATTGTTCTGCACGTTCCGTCGTGCTCTGCGTTAAGGGGAAATGTTCTCGGACAAAACAATCGTCCATTCTCCCGCCCGCTCGCGTCGTAATCGTCGGACAAATTATGCGGTCTATCTGTCTGTCTGTCTGTCTATGGGATCAAACTCAAAACCGTTACCCTTTCGCTTCATCCGCTCTGTTCTGTTCTCATACATCTGCACCGTCTTTTCGTCGAGATAATACTTCTCGTCAACGGTCTGTTCCAATGCGTCAAAGAACGAAAACCGTCTCGGTATCGGATCGGGAAATTCAAACACCCGGTCAAAGTCTTTTTTGATCGAGATTGCAAATACTCGTTCTCTGTTTTGCGGTATTCCGTAGTCCTTCGCGTTCAATATCTGCCAATAAGTCATATAGCCGTTATCATAGAGCCACGAAAGCCAACCGTCAAAATCCGGCTTGAATTTGTTTCCGACGAGCGGCTTCACGTTCTCCATTATGAGATACTTCGGAGCTTCGCTGCGTCCAATAGCCGTTGCAAGCAGCCGTTGTACCTCATACAATAGACCGCTTCGCGTAACGCCTTTGATGATCCCCTTTTGATGACCCGCTTGTGATAAGTCTTGACACGGAAATCCATAAGTCCATAGATCAGCATAATCAAGAGCTTCAACCTTCGATATATCGCCGTAATTGCGCGTCTTGCCGTATATTGCTTCGTAAGATTGTATCGCGTACTTGTCTATTTCGGATATGCCGACGATCTCATGTTCTATACCGAGCCGTTCAAGAGCTTTCCGAAAAGCGCCAATGCCGGAGAACAATTCATTGACCGTCAGCACCTTTCTCCTCCGTCAAACGCTCATGACAGCTTGCGCAATGTACGCCGTCATCGTCGTAGTATATTTCGTCCATACTTTCGAGCAGCCCGGCGCCGCACTCACAGCACCGCGCGTCAAATCTTGTGTATGGATTGTTCGGGCAGAATACGTCGTGTCCGTGCCCTTCTCGCCTTCCGCAATACTCACACATTGCTCCTCGCCTCCTTCTCGGTCTCTCTTCTTCGTTCATCGTTCATTCCTTTTCCCTCTCTTTCAACAATGGCAGTCGACAATAGCCATAAACCAGCCTTTTTCTATTGCCATTTCTTTTATCCTTAAACGCTTAATTGTGCGTTCTTCGCTTTTGCCAAATAAAGCAACCCATTCGCCTGTCGGCAATACTGCACAAGAAACGTCATCAAAACGATCTATTGCAACGAAGCCAAAATCGATTTTATACCAATCGTATTGACCGTTTGGATTATATTCCCAATCGTAAACAGAATCGCCCGGGATTTCGTCCGAATATGGTTTCAGCAAAGCTTTTACTATTTCTTTGTCTTTACTTTCAGTAAAAACAGCGGTGTTAAAATGTCCCATTCTAAACCTCCTTCCGTCTTCGCGCCGCAGCAAAAGCCGCCCGGAATCTTATCACTTCTTCGCTGCTTTCCATTGTAGTATTCTTAATGTAATCCGGGCAATGCTTGTATCTGTTTTTACAGAACCAATCCACCCAAAACCTCCGCAGCTTTTTGTTAGGGCACCATTCATTTGTGCTTCCCTTCGGGTCTATGCCTCCAAAGCAATGGATGACTGAGCCTGCTGTCTCGTACTTGTATAAAGGGCATTTAATATTCGCTGTAATATGTACCTTTGACATCTCATCCCTCCTTAACTATAAAGTTTATAGTCTCGTTCTGCCTGCCGAGCTTCCCATACATCACAGACGCGCTGCCAATTATCCGGAAATGGCGGATGGTCCTTGTAATACGAGACAAAACGTTCTGCCGTAAATGCGTACCTCTTTTCGGTTAGGTAGTCCTGTATTTCCTTCATTGATGGCGGCGCTCCCGCGCGCGCGCTGCATTGCATCTCCGACACAATCTTGGATTGTGGAGGAGATGTTATTTCTTTTGGGTTCTCTTTTTCTATCTTTTCTCTTTTGCTTCTTTTCTCTTTTCGTTCTTTTTCTCTCCCCTTTTCTTTGCCGTCTGCCGCAAAAATGTATACATTTTCTCGATTCTTGTATACATTTTTTGCAGAAATGTATACATTTTTTGCGATATTGTCTACACAAATGTACTCTTTTATCATTTCTACGGACCTTCTGCGCTTTGTTTCCTCCATATACGTCGACTGTATCATCGCCGACGTAAGTATGCCGTAATCGTTATATTTCTGTCTGTCGAAGAAACCGTTTCTTATAAGGCTGTTCACTATCTCCGGCACAGCCTTCGCACCTGCGCAACGCTGCTGCGCAAACACCAAAGCCACGTCCTCATTCCACACACAGTAGTAACCTTCCTCGCCGTATATCTTGCACAGCAATTCGACGACTACTCCACGCGCCTTAATTCCAAATTCGTTTATTACCGGAATCAAGGAATTTTCTATAACAACCGAGAAGGGGAAATAATCTATCCCGTTCTTCACCTTTACGATCTCCTTTTACGTATCTGTTCTCTGATATGCTCGCTTATCTTATGCGACGCGCTGTTCTTCGCGTATGCCGCGTATATCGCCTCCGCGTCCTTCGCCTTCCGTATCGTCGCCTTCCGTTCCTGCCGGAGCCGGTCGGCTCTTGCGTAGTCCTCACAAGAGCCGTGACAGCCGACGCAACGCCGCTCGCAGTTAAGGCAAGGCGCCGTGTCCTTTTTCCCGTCCATCAGATCAGAACGGCAGATCCTCGTCGTCGGGGTTGATATTCTCGAACTTCGGAGCGTTCTCGGCGGTATACAGCGGCGCTTGCTGTTCTGCCGGTTCTTCCTTTTTCGGCGACCCCATGAACGACGCCTCTGTGACCGTGACTTCGAGCGTTGACCTGATCTCGCCGTCCTTCGTCGTGTACTTGTTCTGATAGAGAGCCCCGACAACGCCGATCATATCGCCCTTCTTGAAATAATGCGATATAAACTCCGCTGTCTTTCTCCACGCCGTACAGCCCACAAACGACGTCTTTTTGTTCTCGCCGTACCCGCTGTCCGTCGCTATCGTGAAACGGCAAATATCAAGCCCTCCGTTCGTCTGCTTCAGCTCCGGATGATCCGTCAGCCTTCCTTGTAAAACTACTACGTTAAGCATCTTTCTTTATCTCCTTTACAAGTGAATATCTTGCGTAATGTGTTGTCTCTCCGTATCTGTTCTCGCCCTTCTCCATATCCTTCTTGATGCTGAATCCGAGCCTTTTCAGATCCGATATCCTTGACGCCAGCCTCATAATACCGAGGTCGGCAAGCGCCTGTATAGGCGTTATGCTCCCGAAGTCCTGCATATAAGCGAGCACTCTCGCGTTTTGTGTCGTTGTCATTTTTCATTCCCCCATAAACTTATCATTTTCGCTATCTCGTCCGGCGTTTCCGTCGTTATGCCGAGAGCTTTTGCGTCTTGTATAATCGCGTCAATAAGCCGCTTCATTTGAAAACTGTCGTACGTTGATGAGCCGAAGTATACTCTGACGTTCACGCAGCCGTTTATTTTTGACGGGAAAGTTTCGGTCAGCCATCCGAGCCCCTTCGCCCGCCAGCCTTCGCAAAACGCCTCTGCAGCCTCCTCACGGACGCATACGACGTCACTTACCCCGGCTATCTGCCGTATCTCGTGACGGTAGACCGCCTCCGGTGACGATTTCAGCGCCGCCGCGATCTTATCTATAAGCACCCAAGCGTAAGCGTTCGCGTCGAGCGAACGCCGCTTCCGGTGCTTCTTCAGCGTGACGTCGATCTCCGCGTCTTTCAGCTCGTCGATTTCTTCAGCGCAGTCCGCCGAGGTGACGAGAGTTATAATGCTCTCGCCGCCCGCCGTCCTGATAAAATCTTTAATCCTTGCGATCATAGAGCTCGCCGAGCATTACGTTCGCCGCAAGCAATAGCTGCTGATAGTCCTCTTTGATTATCGGCTGATTGATCGAACACTTGTCGCAGAGGATCTCGTTGACCTTCGTCGCATCAAAGCCGGTGACCGACATGATCTCCTTCGCCTTCTTGTTCAGCTCCGCGCGCAAAGCCTTGATCTCGTCGTCCTGCTCCGTTTTTTTCTTCGGTTGTTCTGCTTTCGAAGCTTCTGCCTTCGGCTGTTCCTGTTTCGGCGGCTCCGCCTTCGGCGGGTCTGCTTTTGTAGGTTCTTTCTTCGATTGGTTCTCGTTCTTCTCTGTTTGCTCTTGACTATCAAGCGCGTTCTTCAACTCGTCAGCCGAGCATATCGAGGTATCAATTCCGAAACCAGCAAAGCCGAGAGCACGTCCAACCGCGCTTGTCTCGCAGTTTTCTATATAGCTTGTCTTATTGATATAAGAGGCGTTCTTTTCTTCCTTTGCCGAGCCTCTCGCAAGAAGCACTCTGCCGCCGCCTTCGGTGTAATATCCGACTTCGCAAACGTAAGTGCACGCGCCGTTCTCATCAATGACCGCAGATGGAAGAATAAACCCCGTAGGATATACGATTCTGAAAGCTTTGACGCGCTGGTTTACTTCGGCATATTCTTTGCCTTTTACATCCGTTGTCGCTATGGACTCATTCGCTTTTTTTATTTCTTCAAAAGTAATCATCTAATCTGCACTCCTCTCGTAACTTCAATCTCTGCGCCGGGGATCTTCTCCCCTCGGTCAAGCGCCTGCTTTATCGCCAATCTGTTCGGCGACGTCGTAGTCTTGACCGTCATATACTGACCGGGGATCGCCTTCTCGTCCGTGATCTTCGTGCTTTTCGTCTCGCGCCAATATGCCGTGTAGGTTATGCCCTTCTGCTTCCCGCCGCCGTTCGCGTCGAGGAATACGCCGAGGCGATATTTCATAGAATTGATCGTGCTTTCCTTGCTACCGATGACTTCCTTCAGCCGTGCTTCCTCTTCCTGCAAAGCATTGATCTGCGCCTCTATCACGGCGATCTCACCTTTGATATCTGTGATGACTTGGCAATACGTCTCGACCTTATCGTTAGCTCCGATAGACTCAAGCGTATCATCGCGCGTCTGCTCGTCGATGTCCTCCTGTTGTACGAGCTCCGCGAGCTCCTTCGCTACCTGTGCAATTTCAAGTAATGTCATGATTCTCTCCTTTTCCCTTTCAAAATTATTTGTTTATTTGTTTCCGTCCATTTTCGCGCCGCAGTATGGGCAAAAATTAAACTTGTATTCCGGCAAACAATTCATTTACAGTTATCATTTGCATATATACGTCGTCGGCGGGACGGCGAAATCGTATGTAAATTTCTTCACGACCTCGCTTCCCTGCACGAAATTCGCTTGCCAAATTACCGTGTCATCGAGGACGCCGTTTTCAAGCACATAACGGGCGTTCTGTATCGCCCTCTCGGACGGAACAATATTCCAAAACGCCGCCTTGCCCTCGTTAGGGTCAAGTGCATACATATACTGTATCGGGTTTCCGTCACCATAGCCGCAGAGAGCGATCTCAAGGATCGTGTCGCCCGGGAAACGCGGCGAAGCCACGCGATTTAACGCCACCGATGCAACATACCTCTGGTGTTCGTCTGTACAATAATCCGACCCTGCCTCGTTCTCGACGATTTTTGCTAAATAAATCAAATCCTCGGTTTTATATGGCGTTTCTGCAAGATTTTCTTGCGTATCGGCGTTTATAGCCGCGTTTTCGCCCGTTTTCGGCGACGCTTCCGAGGTGTCAGCCTCCACGGTCTCGGTCTCGACAGCCGTCTCAATCGGCTCGAATATGAGCGTTTCCGCCTCCGTCACCGTCTCGACCGCTTCCGTTTCCGGGAGAGCCACGCCGTCGCGGCCCTTGCCGGATATGTGCGAGCTTATCATCGCCACGATAACCGCGATCACGCCGAGAGTAACGAGTATATAATACGTTCGTTCATCCTTGCTCATCGCTTTGATCCTCCACCGTTCTCCGCAGCGCCTCATCCGTTATCTGATACAACAGATCCGCGCCCTTCTTCAGATTATCGTCAAGGCAAGCGTACATCGCCTTGCCCGCACTCACAAGCGCAATGCTCATCAACATAATGCAATGTTGCGTAAAGCCGACCTTGCTCATCTCGTCGAGTACCGCTTCCTGCATCTTCTCGACGATCTCGACGTCCGTCTCGGCGCCGGGCGCGACCTTGCCGTCCTTAAAATTCGCCGCCGTCTTGTTCACGATGGCTTGTATCTTTTCCGCAAGCGTTATCTTCTGTCTCATACCGCCCGCCTCTCTTTCGCCCACTCGACCAAAGCCGAGCGCATTACTTTGAAAGCCTTTCCGATCTTGACCGCCGGGAAGTCCTTGCGGTTCATTATGTTCCGCGCTTCCGTTACCGAGCATCCCATATACTCCGCGACTTCCTTTGCGCCGATGAACTGCATTTTGTAATTTTGAACGCTCTCCGCGAAACGGCGAACGTCCTCAAGATCAAATCCGCTCATCATCTCTTTTCTCCTTTCTTACTGTTGTGTAGCTTTTTCTTTGATGATCTCGTCGACTGCTGCTTCAAATTTCTCCTGCGCTCCGGCAGGCTTACGAACACCATTGAGGATCATGCCGACGTAGTTCTTGCTGAATCCGAGTTTTTCGCTGAGCTCCTCATATGTGATGTCGTATAGATGTAATTTGGCGACAAGGTTTGCCGTCCAGATATCGCGCATTTTCTCTCCTTTCTACTTTTTAATAAAAACTGTTGCAAAAGTTAACATAACGTGATATAATGTGATTGCCGGCACATTAAAGTTTGCTTCGATAGGCGTTTTTGTCTACCGTGTTTTTTCTGCGCTCTGTTAACTGTTCTAACTATACCATTAAATTCTCAAACTGTCAAGCGTTTTTTGTTTATTTTTCTAACTTCGACAAAACACACAAAAGGGGGCGAGTTATTTTGTCTAACTTTTACACAAAATACTGTAAACTTTGTGCCGAAAAAGGCGAAACGGCAAGCAAAGCGGCTGTAAATATGGGATTTTCTCGTGCGACCGCAACGGGATGGAAGAACGGAAAGCAGCCCAACGACGTTACTCTTGTTCGTATAGCCGACTATTTCGGCGTCCCGGTCTCTTATTTCGACGATACCGGTCTGAAGATGCCTGACTTCGACCTCCAGCTTTTTGCCGAGGATGGTCTTACCGCGCAGGAAAAGGCTCTTATAGCGGCGTTCAGACCGCTTGACGAAGTAAACCGTGCCAAGGCGCTCGTCTATATCGCCGACCTTGCGGCGGAGGGTTGATAGGTTTTTTTGTCAAGAGTAAATCTGTATTTTCTTTATCTTTTTTTCTGTTCGATATGATTTACTCTTGACAAACGCTCTCTGCTATCTCTGTTTGCTATGGTAACGCAGCAAAGAGCGTCGCCCGATGTGACTATAATAAACACAAGGAAGCAAAAAAACAGCGCGAATTGCGCTGTCAATTTAATTCTTAATATTTCGAATTGCATTTCTAAATTGCAACTTTAGCAATTAAATTGCAATTTTACGAGTTAAGGAGCTATTATGGCAACAAAAAAACGTCGTCTTAACGGCGACGGCTCTTTCAAAAGACGGTCGAACGGAACGTATGAGTTCCGATATACCATACCGGGCGAATATGACGCAGACGGAAAGCCGCGGCGGATCTCCGTCTACGGGAAGACGCAAGCGGAATGTCGGGAGAAGATGCAGCGGAAGCTGAACGTATACGAGACCGGAACGGAATCATCGAAGAGCGACGTCACGATTCCGGAGCTTGCGCGTCTGATCGCCGAGGAGAAGTATGCGGACGGTACGACACAGCGTCAGACCTACGAGCGAAACCTTGAAACGGTCAAGCTTTTGTCGCCGATTGGGAATATACCCATCCAAAAACTGACCGAGGCGAAGATCAAGGAATACCTCGTCTCACAGCGCCGTTATTCTGACAGCGTTCTTAAGAAGGTCTATCAAACGCTCTGCGCCGCCTTTAAGGAAGCTATGCGCCGCGGTATCGTGACGAAAGACCCTATGCTTGGTATAAAGCGCCCCCGGTCTGAAAAGCCCGCCGAGGACGTCCGCGCCCTCTCCGTCGCCGAAGAAAAGCGCTTTATCGACGTCCTGCGTACAGAAGACGTCACATACCCGGAGCCGATGCTGCTCTCGCTCTTTACCGGGATGAGAATGGGCGAAGTCCTCGCTTTGCAGGTCCGGGATATAGACTTTGACGAAAAGGCAATACATATCTGTAAAACCGTCGCCGCCTCGTCCTCCGGCGTCGCGTTTCTCTCCTCCCGGACGAAGACGGAGGCCGGTATGCGCGATCTCCGCGTCAGTGACGACGTGTGCCGCTTCCTCCGCAAATGCGCCGAAGGCCTCGCCGAAGATGATTACCTCTTTACTAAAGACGGAAAGATAATGCGCGTCGCCACCGTCTACGCAAGCTTCCGCAAGGTCATCGAAAACTATGACGTTATAAAGAAAGTCAACGGCAAAAAAGTCACAATGCACTCGCTCCGTCATACCTACGCTTCACGCTGTATCGAATCGGGTATGCAGGCTAAAGTCCTTCAACACCGCCTCGGTCATACCGACATACAGACCACATATAACGTCTACGGCGACATCTTCGCTATGTATGAGGACGCCTGCCTCGACACCGCCGATAAATACTTTACTTCTATTGGGGTATATATTGGGGTATAGCTCCGCGCTTGTCTTGATATTAAAGCATTTGTCAAGGTCACTCCGACCATAAAGGCAAGTTGTCTCAACTTGCCTTTTCTTTATCTCAAACTGCTCTAAACCGCACTATACAAGGCTTTTTCAACATATCGTGAAAATGGTAAAAGTTAAGTTGAGGTATGTTTGAGTTAAGTATGAGTGGGGTATAATTGGGGTACGTTTTTGGGGTAACGCCGATCGTACCCCAAATATTTGGGGTATTTGCAAAGAAACGCGCCTCCCGGCTGGGAGACGCGCCCTTTTGTTTTAGCCTCTGCGCTCGATGCTCTTGATGAAAGCGTCAAACTCTTTGCGCTCGGTCGGATCGTCCGTCTCGTCGCGCATATCTTTCAGGCGATCTATCATATCGCCGGAGCGGGAGACGAATCTACCCATACGGTCGCGTCCGCGCCTGTAAGAGCCGCCGTCGTCGTAGGGCATTCCGTCGTCATAAGAGCCTCCGTCACGATAAGAGCCGTCGTCGTAGCTCATACGGTAGGAACCGCCGCGGCGAGAATAGCGTCTGGAGTTTCCGCCGTCCATCCTGTAAGAGCTTTCGCCTTCGGCCTCGTCCATCAGCTTGTAGAGATTCTTCGCGGCATGGAGCGTCGTGTCGATGATCTGAAGCTCGCCGGATGAGTTTATTTTATCGCGCTTGGCGAAATCGTCAAGCTGATAGCAAAGAAGCTCATCGAGCTTTTTAAGTGTTTCGTATTTCATAGCTTCCTCCTTATGCTACGCGCTCGACTATCAGATTAGCGTTTCTGACGTCTATCGGCTGATCGGAAATGTTCTCGACGGCGATGTTAAAGCAACAGCCGCGGGGGACGGTGACGTACAGCGATTCAAAAATGCCGAAGTACGCGCCGGTCGCCGTAGGCGTTACAACCGCCTCGCTCGTCGGAACGGATTCGCCGGATATCGCAAGCGCAAGGCCGATCTCGCCGGGAGTCCCGGCCGTGCCGGGAGCCTCTACCGTGTCAGCGGGAACAGCGATATTTGCGCCGAACGAAACGAGATAGCGAGCGAAGGTCGCGCACGGATTATTCACAATACCTCTCAACGTGAGTATGCCTGAGCCCTCACGATGGATGACATAGCCTTTGTTGCAGGGGATCGGGCTTTCTGTGAAGAGCACGTTTTGCCCGATGCCTACAAGCTGAACGGCATTAGATGTTACTTCCATGCGTTACCTCCTTAAAAGCTACCGCAGCCGCAACCGCTGTATGCGGTGGAGCAGCAGTTAGGATTCTGTACGATATATGCCGGTCTCGGTACGGGCGCGAGATACTGTTCAAGAGCTGTTGTTTGCGCCGCGTTGTCGGAGAGAAGGCGTGCCGTCTGCGCTGTCTGCGAAGCCGCGAGATCCTTCATCGCAAGCTGGCTGCGGAGGTTGGAGATAAGATCGTTCTTAGCGTCTATCTCCTGCTGGCAGAGCTTGTCGAGGATAGCCTGCGTGTTGCGCGTGTTGCTCTCGATGACGTCTCTGATTCCGTCGGAAAGCGCCGCTCTGTCCGCGCAGTTTTCCGTTGCTACGGTGTACTTAAGGTCCTGCGTTGCCGCGCGGTTCTCGCAGCAGCAGTTCTGAAGCGAGGACTGAAGAGCGAAGTTTTGCTGCATATCCGCGATCTGATTTGTGTAAAGCTGCTGTGCAAGCGCGTTCTGCGCGCCCGTGATCGCCGCGGTTGTACCGGCAAAGCCGTTACAGAGCTGCGTCGAGATGCCGCTGATGCCATCGCGGATGGACGTTATGCCGTCATTCAGCATTGCGTCGCGGAAGCCGTTGTTCGTGTTTGCGTTGATGTTGTTCTGGCCGTTGAGAAGCCACGGAAAATCATAACCGAGCATCATATTGCCGTAACCTCCCCCGAAGCCGCCGCCAAATCCCCACGCGCCATTTCCGGCGAGGAGAAAAAGAAGCAGAATCCACCAGCCGTTACCGCCGCCGAAGCCATCGTTGTTGCCATTGATAGCCGCGAAATCGGCAGGGGTCATTTCGGATGTTGTCATTTGTTTTTACCTCTGAAAAAAATATTCTAAAAACCTGCGCGCCGGGTTTATAGTCATTTTTTAATCCCCATCATCGGGGCTATTTGATTTGCAAGGCTTACAGCTTGGTTATACTGCGCCTGTGAGACTTTGCCGCTGTTCAGCATTTGCTGGACCTGCTGCCGGGGATCTCCGTTCATCCCCTGCGCAAACTGCCGAAATTGCTTTACAAAGTTTTGCGCTTGAGACGGTAATCCCTGACCGCCTCCGAAAGCATTAAAGAGCGGATTCATCTGCTGACGCCTCCTTCTTCATCAGCGCCGCAAGGCGTTCGTCAAACTCTTTTCTCGTAATGTAGTCCGGGCTTGTCGCGGGCGCCGCCGTGCGTTCCTTGAAATCGAATATGCGGAGCGGCTGCGCCATCCCGAGGCTGTCCGCGCTCTTGACGTAAAAGCATTTGTTCTCCATATCCATGAGCATTACGGAGGCGTTAGGAGCGACGAGATATGCGTCGGCTTCCTCTTTACCCTTGACCCACTCAAACGAGCCTTGTGTGGGCTGAGGCGCGGGCGTCGGCTGTATTACCGTAGCGGGCGCGGGCTGTTGGACGGGAACGTAGTTGTAATTCGGTGAATAATACTGTGCAGGGTACATATAAAATCACTCCTTTGTGTAAAAGAAATATGCTACTTGATCGCCGCTGTCCCACGTATCGTAATAGTCGCCGTCTACGACGGTTACGACGTGCTCGGAACACTTGACGATGTACGTGCCGGTCGGATGATCCGCGCAGAAATCGCGGAGCGTATAGCACGCCGGGCAGGTGTCGGGAAGCGGTTTTACCTTAAAGCCTTTGCCGCGTATATACGACGTCCACACGGCGTCGCTCGACGGCATATCGGCGAGGATAAAGCCCTTAATCGCGATGTCGCTGTAAACGTCTTGCCAGCTCTCGCCAAGAGCTAAAGATACCGCTCTTATCACGCAGTCGCCGACGATCTGCTTCTTCGGATTCGGGTTGTAGTATTTCCACATTGTCGTTTATATCCTCCGGGACGTAGTCTTCGTTATCGTACATTGTTATCACCTCTCTGATAAAATTGTACGAAAAAAAGGACTTTCACTCAAGAAAGTAAAAGTCCCATTTTCAGCCCATTTCAGCAACAAAAAAAGCCCCGTTTCCGGGGCTTTGATTATATGTGACGGAATAGTTTTTCTTCCGCCTTGTAGATGATACGTTTTGTTTGAGTCACGGAGCGGTCAAACTCTTCAGAGATTTGTTCGAGAGTCCGCTCGTCAAGAAGCCTGCGGCGGAGCATATTTCTCGCCATCTCCGAAAATATCCACTCGTCAATGAGGCTTTCCCACTCCGTTCTGCTGTAATCCCGGTAGTCGGTAAGCTTCATTTCTTGCGCACCTTGACGCCGCGAGATTTACTTTTCCTCTTCCGCGCCCGCGCTTTCTGCGATATCTTCGCCATAGTAATTATCTCCGTTATGATTGTTATCACTATGGAAGTTCGCCATGCCGTCTGTCGCCTCTATAACAGTTTCAGTTGAAACGTAATCATAGGACATCCACGCGTGCAGCCATGCAAGGTTACTCGCAAAGAGCATAGCAATCGCTATAATGAGTACGGCGATAAGGCGCTTGTGGCGTCTCTCCGCTCTCATTGCCTCGCCTTCGTACACGATATACGGCACCGGCGTGCTTTCCATATTTTTCACAGATTCCATATTGTATTACGCTTTCTTTAAGTATTTTTTATCAACGGCGCCGACCGTGATGCCGTTCGTGCCAAACACAGCGCGGTCGCCGTTAAGTTCAATCAGCGTGTAGACGGTACGGTATACCCAATACGCGAATTTCGCTGTATAGCCGTATACCGGAGCGTCTTTCTCGATGCGGACCTTGTCGCCGACCTTCGGCTCCCATACGGGCGCGGGAGCGGGAGCGGGCGTCTTGCCGTAGCCGTTCTTGCCGCGCGACTTTATCATCGTCGGGTAGTCTACGAAGCAGTAGTCCTGATCGCAGACGACGCCCGCGACTTCGTTTGAACGGATAAAGTTCGTAGAGCCGCCAAACTGCCACATCTGCGCGGGGCAATCGGGGCAAGATGCACCCCAAAAGGCGAGCCATAACGAGAAGCGTTCTGCAAGAGACTTTCCGTCGAGCTTGTGATTATACCAATCCCAATTCGTATAGAAGCCGCACCAATAGCCGTAGTCTTCCATCGCCGTACAGAACGTGCGCACGACCTCCGACAGCGTTGCTATACCCGCCGCCGCTTGAGGAGCGCCCTCGACGTCGTAGAACACCGGATAATCAAACTGCTTGCCTTTGAGAAGCTCCGCAAAATACGCCGCTTCCTGCTTCGCTTTGTCGACGGTATCAGCCATCCCGAAGAAGTATGCGCCTACGCCGAGACCGGCAGCCTTCGCCGCCTTGTAGTTATCCTCGAACTTCGGATCGCGGTACAGCCCGCCGTCAGCTCCGCCTGCTTTGATTATAACATACTTTACGCCCTCTTGCGAGGCTTTTTCAAAATTAAAATCGCCTTGCCAGCGGGAAACGTCGATTCCAAATACGTTCATTTATCCTCGCCGCCTTTCTCGCCTTCATCTTCGGGCTTTTTCGGCAGATTCATAAGTGCTGCAAGCCCGCAAGCCACAGCCGCCGCGATCAGCGTCTTAATGCCGCTTTTCAGCGCCGTCTCGTCCGCCCACTCGATCAGCGCAAGGTTAGCCGCGATATAACCGACAGCCGCCTGCGCGAACGTGCGGAGCGCACGAACGATTGTGTTCTTCCATTTTTGCATAATATTACCCCCTATGCAGTTCTTGTTTGAGTTGTTCAAAGCGTTCCTTGAGGATCGCAATGTCTTGTGTGTTTGTGTCGATCTGATGACCGTGCGCGTCAAGCCTGCGGTCGCTCTTCGCCATCTGCGTGTTTAATTCATCAATTGAGCAGTTTAATTTGGTAATTGACGAATTAAGTTTCACGATAGGCGTGGTAACGGCAATGCCAAACGCGACAAGCGCCGAGATACCGATAAATATTTCCCATGTCATGTCATAAAGCCTCCGTTGGTTTGTGTTGCGAGAGCCACGATCTCGCTTATTAACTTAATAACTTCTGTCACGGTGTTACCTCGTTACGCCCACGTACTGCCGCCGTCTGTCGTGCTTATAACTGTTTCTTGATTATATCCTGTCTTTGTAATGAGAGTAGCGTGACCCGATGTATCATTGTAATTCTCAAGCACTTTTATTGTCGATGAATTAGTACCATATTCTGTCGTAGTCGCGGTTATACCCATAACGTGATCGTTACAATGTAGATACCACATATTGCCGATAAAATTGTTATTTGAATCTAACTTACCGAACGTGTTGCTGCCGCAGGAGTCGCCGAACGTGTTGCTGTTGCAGTTGTTGCCGAACGTGTTGTTGTCGCAGCTGTTGCCGAACGTGTTGCTGTTGCAGTTGTTGCCGAACGTGTTGTTGTCGCAGCTGTTGCCGAACGTGTTGCTGTAGCAGCTGTTGCCGAACGTGTTGCTGTAGCAGCTGTTGCCGAACGTGTTGTTGTCGCAGTTGTTGCCGAACGTGTTGTTGTCGCAGCTGTTGCCGAACGTGTTGCTGTCGCAGCTGTTGCCGAACGTGTTGTTGTCGCAGTCGTCGCCGAACGTGTTGCTGTAGCAGTCGTTGCCGAACGTGTTGCTGTAGCAGTCGTTGCCGAACGTGTTGCTGTAGCAGGAGTCGCCGAACGTGTTGCTGTAGCAGGAGTCGCCGAACGTGTTGCTGTAGCAGGAGTCGCCGAACGTGTTGCTGGAGCAGGTGTCGCCGAACGTGTTGCTGTAGCAGTTGTCGCCAAATGTGTTGCACCAGTTGTGTCCGCTTAGATAATTGTGTGATATATCATCCCACACGGCTGATTGCAGACCCGCCACATAAATGCTATTCGTTTCCCATACGCTTCCGCCAAGACCGAGCTTATTAAGCACATTAAATAACACTGCACTAACCGGGTCTTTTTCAAGGGATATGTAGTTTTCGGTACATGGTATTTTAGTATGCAAATTGAAAGAAGCGTCAATATGAGTAGATGTTTCATCTAAATAATCGAACGTGTAATAAAGGTCGGCGTTAAATGCCGCCATATACTGAGCGTTCGGTTCCGCAAACTGTATAACACCAAGTATGTTCGACCCTACCGCAAAGTCATAGTCTGCTTTACCATTTCCCTTTATCCACGGATTAACATACGACCCATCCTTCATATAGGCTTGTAATGCGGTAAATATCTGATACATCGACCCGTATCTGTTAGGCTGTGTCGCCGCGTCATATACGAGACTTGTCGCTGAAGGAGTATAATCACCCTGAGGGTCTGCTTTTTTAAGAGCATATCTTAAAAACTGTATGTTCTTAAAGTCATATCCCGCCTGATTATTCCATTCGTCCTTCATCCACCAAATAACGCCCTTGCCGTTGGTATTAGCCCAAGCGTATTTATCGGTATTGTTATCAAGGTCGTATTTGATTTCCCAAGCGTCGAGGTTAGCCTTGCCTGTAAAATACGTGTCTCCCTCGTGAAGAACTGCTTTTGCGTCCTCAGATAAATGACCTTCGTCTGTTGCAAGAAGAACGAGGTCGAATTGATGTCCTGCCGAAACAGCGTTGTGCAAATAACCCTGCGCACCTAAAACGGAAAGGTCGTAACTCCCCGTGATTATAGTGTTATAGTCTGTCATACGGTAGAACGTACCGGGGACAAGATTACCGCTATCCCGGAGAGCTTTTATTTCCGCATAAGTTTTTTCTTCATAGAGAACAGTAGGTGTTACTCCCGTTGACCCTATCTTCTCCCACGCGGAATTGATATACATATACTCATCGTATATGTCATCTGTCTCGCCCTCTTTCGGGACAAGATAGATCACGCCGTTTTCTCCGGTCGCGGGAAGCGTCTGTACGATTTCATAGCGGATACCGCCGCCTCCGCCACCTCCGCCGAGGGCTTTAGCGAGTATCAAATCTCTCATATTCATAGCTCTATCTCCTCCCATACTCCGTCAGCGGAAAAGCTGTACACCGTAAGCGTGCTGCCTACCTTGTAGGCGATACTGCCGGGCGCGACATTTGTCGGCAGGTCGCTTGCCGTACAAGCGGTTTTCATCACGATCTCGACGAGGTTTGTCGATATGTCATAGTCGCTTGCCGCAGGTGTTTGCTCGCTGTGAATAACGTAGTATTTTCTTGCCATACTGTGCCTCCTTATTCGCCGGCAGCCGCAACAGCGTTTGCCGCGATATTGCCTGCGTCGTCAATGTAGAGTTCGAAATAGCCCGCGTAAAAATGGAACGATGTGTTCGCCGGAACAAGGACCTGCTGATTTTCCGCGAGAGCAGACCAGCCGACGAGCGTGCCGCCGGTAGCCGCCGTGTATATGCCGAAGCCCTTTACCGTGCCCCAATCGGCTTCAGATCCGCTCTGCGAGGGGTCGGGAAGCGTCGTGTTGCGCGCCGCGTTGAAGTTGATGTCCTTTACGTTGCCTACACGGCGGTCGGCAAGCGTCGTTGCGCGTCCAAGCTCGACCGAGTTGTAGACGCTGTTCATCATCTGCGTGTCGGCGGCGATGTTGAAACGCGCGTAGTTTTTCGTATTGTTGCCGGGCGTCGCTACCTCTTCGCCGCCCGTGCCGTTGTCATTCGGCACAGTTTTGAACAGCCCGAGATAGCAGCCTCCGGTGAACGGCCGAAAGCCCTCGTTTTTGCCGCAGAGCGCGTAAAGCGCAGACTGCGCGCTTGATGTGTTGAGTATCATACTTATTTCTCCTTTTTCAGCGCTGTGCGCTTATTATTCTGTTGTTGTAATGGCGACGTAAAGATAGCTTGACACATATCCTTCTGTAAGCCCAGATCCGAACAAATTGCGGTAAACGCCGTTATTTCTCGGCGTGTAGGTAACTGATACCGTCGTGGTGCCATCTTGATTTCCTGTTTGCGTTATAGTATAGTAGTTGCTTTCGTTCCAACCCTCTGGAGAAAAAGTTATTGGGGTTCCTCCGTTTACATTAACGTACCCTTCAAGAAATCCAATGCACGACACATCTACAACGGTTTTGCCCGCGGCCAGAGCTGTTGTTGCGACCCGAACAAGCCTGTCAAGATCGGACTCCGTCGACGGCGACTCCGTCGAAAAAGTTACACTCGACGAGTCATAAGTGCGAAATCTCGTCACTCCCGCCGTACCTCCTCCGCCTGCTGAAAACGTCTGCGTCCCGCCTTCCGCCGTAGGTATCTCTACCTCGGTAACGTCTTGGAACGTCTGTGAGACGTGGTTTTCGTTCTGCAATATAAGATTTGCCATTGTACCTCCTTTACGCGAGCGTCAGCGTATTGCCGCTCTGCGTCGCCGAGACCGCGCCGCGTATAATCAGCTTGCCGCCGACCTGTTCAAACCATACGACCGGGGCAACGTATTCCGCACGGTCTCCGACGCCGACGCCCGTATTCACCCTTCCGTACTCGACGGCCGTGACCGCGCCCACCGCGCGGCAGCCTATACCGCCGCCCGTGCAGGCTTTACCGTTTGTGTGACGCGAGATTGTATATGCCGTTGCTCTGCTGCCGATACCATTGCCGCTTTTAACGTCGCCGTCTGCGGCGTCGGTAGCATAGCCTTTTGCGGCGTCGCCTATTCCTATACCGCTGTCCGCTCTTGCTGCCGCCTCGCTCGTCGTTTTACCGACCGCGTGGCTTCCGATAGCCTCACCGCTTGCCGCTCCGCTGTGCGTCAGCGGGAGCGTCGCTCCTTTGGCAAATGCACCTATGCCGCCGCCGGAATTGACCGCGCCGTACAGGACGTCTGTCTCGTAGCCTTTGCTGAAGTTCCCGATGCCCGCGCCGCTTGATACGCGCCCGTGGACGTCGAGATTTTCAAGCCTTATCTCGCACCCCATAAAATGCGCGCGGATGATAGGCTTGCCCATAAAGTGCGCTCTAAGCAGTTTCATTCCGCGTCCTCCAAGACGAAGTACAGCACTCTCGCCGCCTGTTCCTCCGGAGTGAGCGCCGCGTCCTGCGTCTCCGTTAAGATGACCCCGGGGACCGGGAGAGACGACGCCTCGCCCTTGACCGTTATCGCGCTCGCCTTGCCCTCGACGTAACCGGCGATGACCGCCTGCGACGCCGCGAGCTCGCTTCCCTCGTCGAAGGTGTTCTGTTCGACGTAGTTCCACGTTTCCTGACGGTACGCCGCCGCCGTCTTGCCGGAAAACTCATACGCGCGGAGCGAATAGCCGTCGTGCGTCGATATGGCGATGACCGTGCCGGTGCTCTCGTTGATGTAGTTCGCCGGGATCGTGTACGTGCCGACCTTAACTACGAGTTGATAGGAGCCGGGCGTCAGCGTCGATATTTGCGCCAGCACAGCCGCGTTTGCGGATATCTGCTCAGCCGTCGGATTGTTGTACCACGAGAGCGTGTAGTGCGGAGTGGGATCGCCCTTCAGCGAATCGGAAGTGTAGGTGTATATCACGCCTTCCGCGTTTTCCATTGTGACGACAAGCTGATTGTTCTCGTTGACCGACAGCGCCGTGATGAGATAGCCGCGTTCCTTGAGGCTGTCTATGTTTTCGAGCGCCGTCTGCAAGCCCTGAAGCATTTCGTCGAGATCGTCGAGCGTCGTCGGCGTGAGTATTTCCGGATCGACCGTCGGCGTGACCTTGCCGTAGACGTTCAGCATAAACGTCGAGGTATGAAGCACGCCGTCCTCGCCTATCAGCTTGAACTCAAGCTTCTTCGTGCCCTCCGACGCCGTAAACGCGCCGTTCAGCCTGTACGTTATCTTGTCCTCAGCGACGATGAAATTCTCGTTCCATGTGACGGTCTCGCCGCTTGCGCTGAACGTCGTGTCCGTCGTCGTGCCGTCCGATACCGTCGCGGTCGTTCCCGCGGGGATCGCCCACGGGACGCCGCGTTCGAGGAAGCTTATTTCAAGCTCGCGCGCCGTGTCGCCGACCTTCGCGTCAATGCGTATAGGCGCTATCATCTCGTGAAGATCGAGCGTGAATCTGTAAAGTGATCTCATTTGTTTTTCTCCTTTGCGTCGTTTTCGGCTTGCGTCACCCATCCGGAAAGTACCTTGTCGGCGCTTTTTTTATAGACGCCCGTCTCTTTGATGATTTTATCGAGCTCTTTCCCGATATCGGACATCAGGCTTTTATTTCCGCTTTTTTTCGCTTCAAGGTACATCGGCTTGTAATAATCTCTGACGGTAGACTGCATATCGACGCCTTTTGACTGCTGCTCGTTTATCTCTTTGATCGCGTCAGCCGTGCGCCCTTCGGCAAGATAGAGCCTTACGCCTACCTTTCCGACGTAATTGCCGTGGTTGAATTGATCCGCCTTTGCGTCCTGCACCCACTCCGAAACCGCCGTGACGTACTTAACAGCGTTCTGTACCGGAATACCCATAAGACGAGACATAGAATAACCGAGTTGTTTTGCGGCGTTCCAATTCATATCACTTCCGGCAAACGCTTTTTTCGTCGCGTCGATGAAGTCGCTGACGTCGTTTACCGTTTCCGTTATTGCTCCGACGCCGCCGAGAGATATACCGTAGTATCTGTCTCCGGTTATCTTCGATTTCAAGAAGCTGTACGCTTCCGAGCCGAGAACGACGTTTGAGATAAGCGAATCGCAGAAGGCGTCAAGCAGATTCCATTCCGCATCCGTGAAATCGTAGTCATCATCGTCGTCGCGTTTCTTGAAGCTGTGCAGCAGCATATCCGTGAGATTTTTGATAATGGATATCGTCGCCGCCGCGATGATCTGCGATTCTATCGCGCGCGTTCTTGCTTTTCTCGCCTCTATGACGTCCTCTCGCGTTACGCCGTTTCTGCCCGCCTTAAAATCTTTTTTGTACTTGTCGTACCGGGCGAAAGCTTCGTAAAGGATATTGAAGTTCTGAAGTCTCTGCGTCATGAACATCGAAAGCTGTTTGACAAGCTCGTTGTTCGTCCTCATCAGCTCCGGGCGCTGAAGCGTCGTGTAGTTCGGCTGTGTCTTTTCAACGGTACGGTTGAATACCTTTGCGACCTCTTCGTAATACTTTTCGGAGCCTTTTTCAAGGTCTTTATTGTTCGCGTCGACGTAGTATTCCGCGGCGTACCACAAATGCCCTACCGTGTAACTGTCAACTGACGTTATCCACCCGGTCAGCCAGCGAAGCTTGCTGTCGACCTTATGACGGATATCCTTGATGCGTCTTGCATCTCCGATCTCCGTTGACGAAAAGCCCCACGATCTGTAAGCAAGAAGCGGCGAATACTTCATAATCAGCTCTTTATCCGTCTTTTTGAACGTCTTGCCGAGCGCCTTCATTATCGGAGCCCATCCGAGCTCCGCCGCCGCTGTCGGGAAAGACGCCGCCTGCGCAAGAGCTACACGAGCGTTAAGCGTAAGCGTCGCCGCTGCGAGTTTTCCTCTTGCTTTGTCAAACAGCGTGACCGAGCCGCCGCGCCTGCCGCCTTGAATATCCTGCAACAGATTTTTGATGAACTTCTTGCCCTCTTCTCCGGCAAATCTCTTTGTGAGCGCGTCCTGCACGGAATCGGAAGAACCGGGAAGCGTGACATTGTATATCCGGTTGAAATCATCGAGGACTTCGAGATACGCGGCGTACCGCGAGACTTTCTTTATCTGATCGCTGATAACGTCCGTGATATCCTGAAGAAGTATCGGCTTTGAGGACATCACTCTGTCTTTCATAAAGCCCGCGTTTTCAAGCGATATATCGTTTGAGAACGTGTCAAACTTCGTTTCGGTATAGTTGTTATCGACTTTTATCGGGAAATACTTCTCGACGTTCGCCTTCTTGAAGCCGTATACCGAAAGCGTCGCCTCGTTCAGTATATCCTTTGACCACTCGTCAAAGAATACGTCCGCCATACTCAAAAGGTTCTGCTCGTACATCGTGAGCTGATCGTCTATCGTTGCCGCAAGCTGCGCTGCGTAAGCGTTCGACCTGTCTTTCAGCTCGTTGAATTGACTTTCAAGATCCGCGATCTTCGTTTCCGTTTCAGCCGTACTCTCGCCGGCGGCTTCCTGCTCCGCCATAGTCTCGCGGAGCTCTCCGATCTGATGAGCTATATCCGCCATGTCCGCCGCAAAGCCGAATACGCGCTTGCCCTTCTTATTGAAAGCGTCGCCCATCTTGCCCTTGTAGTAAAGGTCGAAATCGGGGATAGTAAAGCCGCCGCCTACTATATGCCGCGTATTGTCGGCGTTCATAAGCGCCCTGCGTATTGAGAGCATCATACCGCGGGAGATCAGCACGGGGTTTCCTTCCCCGTCCGTCAGCCCTATATCGACGCTGTCTGCAAGCCTCTTATAGTTCTTTCTGTCGTTCAGAAGGTCGGAGAACATCTGCTGCGCTTCCATCGAAAGCTGCGTCTCGCGGAGCTGCGCGGCGTCGAGAGCGTCATAAAGTTGCGACCAATACGAATTTTTCTTGAAGCCTGCAAAGCGTTCAAACATCGTCTGCGGGCGGACTTGCATATCAAGCAACTTTCCTGCGGTCGTTCCGGTTATTGCTCTGCGGTCTACCGCGTTCAGCTCGCCTATAAGCTCGCGCGCGTACTCAAAAGCGTTTTTGCTCTTGCTGATACGGTCTATGCTGACGGCACGTTCTATACGATGATTCAGCGCCCGCAACATATTATTGAGAAGTTCAAGCTGATATGCCGACATTTTCGGAAGCGGCGTATCGCCGATCTCCGTTGCGACCGTCTGAAGGAGATTGCCGATCTGCTCGTTATACGCTGCGCTGTAATACTTATCGTTTTTCAGCGCCTCGTATTTGACCTTCAAAGCGGCGAGCTTTTCGCTGACCTTTGTGCCCGGCTTCGCTCCGATATCAATATCTTTGAGAAATCCGGCGACGGATCTCACAAACTCCATCGGGACGTATTTGTTTTTGCCCGGACGAAGGAGCTTATCGTTAAATTCTGATATGCGGTCTTTTATTTCCGCGCGGAGTTGAGACTTCTTCCGCCTCTCGCGCTCGCGCTGGCGGCGTTCTCTCGCCTCCGCTTTGACCTCTTCGATCTTCGCGTTTTTATCTCTGCGGAGTCTTTCGTACCGTTCGCGGTCCTCCTCTTTGAGGCTTTGTATTCTCGTACTCGCGGCGTCTTTGACCTGCTCGATCTTCGCGTAAGCCTTCGCTTTCAGCTCCGACATCTCTTTCGCTTGCTTGTCTGCAAGCGTCTGTATCGGCGCCGCGTCGAAAAACGTTTCGTATACGTCGTAGAGGATATCCCGCTTTGTTTCTTCCCATGCCTCGTCCGGAAGCTCCTGCTCCATCCACAAGCTGTCCTGAAGCTGTTTTGCCGTCTCTGCAAGGCGTATCGGCATATCTGCGTCGGAAGTCACGTCGGGGTCAAACCAATCCGGGTGAAGCTCGGACGCTTCCTGCCACAGAGAGTCGAGAGCTATACCGTCGTTGCGGAGCTTGACCGTTCCGGCGATAGCTTTTTGCCAAGCCGTGACAGAGCCGTAAACGTGCTTTATCTCCGCGCGCTGCTGATCGTTGAGGCGTATCGCTTTGCCCTTCAGATAATCGACGACGTTCTTGACGGAATCGTTCACCGTTTCCGTCACTTGCTTTGAGAGGAGATAATCAACGACCGGCTGTGCCGCGTCCGCGACCTCTTCCCACGTCGCCTCGCGCTGATTGATCTTCTGCGCGACGGTGGTATAAAACGTATTCAACAGCTTTGTAAGCTCGCCCTTTCCGACGTATACGTCCCACCTATCCATAAGGCGGTCAGCCTGCCTTGCGACGGACGCCTGAGTCATCACCGCGCCGTGCGTCAGCGTCCGCTGGAGCTTCAGCATATCGCGCAAATGCGTCACAGTCTCGTTAAGACGCTCGATCTGCTTTATGCTCTGCGCCCGCTCCCGCTCCGCCGTTTCGGGTATCGACCAGCGTATATCTTCGTTACCCTCGTTGAATCTTTCCGAAAGCGGGATCACGTTGCCGTTGTCGTCGTAGGTGACGGGATCGGCGGATTTGATTTGTGAAGAATCGTAAACAACATATTCGACGCCATCTCCAGAGTAAACGCCGTCATATCCCAGCTTTTGCAGTACATCTCGCACGTCCGCATTTCTTATATTCTGCAAAAAGTCAATTACTCGATATGCCGCTCTTGACATATACTCTTCCGTTGCGCCATCTTTATCCCAATTTTCCGAGACAGCATAAGTCTCATGAATATAGTCCATCAGTTTTCGAGGAGCGCGCTCGAAAACATTTATACTATTTTTAAGGTTCAAATATGCTTTTATGATATTGACTTGCTTTTTTCCAGAGCCTTTTTCGCCCCACGTTTTTGCTTCTGATTCTTTTTGGGAAAAATAAAATCCTTTACCGAGGCGGCCCCAGCCGTGATAATTTGCGCCTGCGCGTTCTCTGTCAAAAACGGTAAACTCGCCATTATTCGTACCGTGATACGCTTTGATCGTATACCCCGCCTTCTCCGCCGCCTCGTCGACCATCCGCTGCGCCGTTTCCATATCACCGGAGTTTACGGCTGCAAGATATTTTTCGTCGTTTTCTGTCTCGGCAATACTGTACGTCTTTTCATCCGCCCTCTCACCGGTCGCAGTGTTCTGAAGCTGGCCGAAGAAGTGTTCGAGGTACGCCGTCTCGCCCTTCTTTGTGAAGTGCTTTCGGAAGAAATCGGCGATCTTTGTGAGAAAGCGCATGACCGCGTTACGGTCCGCCGCGTTCATTCCGTTCACAAGCCCCTCGAGCCCGACGCCGTTCTCGTTGAAGAGCGTGTCGCCGACGAAGTTTGCGATCATCTCGCGGTGCGCTTCCGTGTTCGTCAGCGTGACGCCGTGGCGGCGGTAACGGTCTTTGAGCCTGCGGAGGTAGTCACCTTCCTGCTGAAGCTGTGTGCCGTCTTTGAGGGATTGCTTATCTATCCAAGCGGCGAAAGCCTTGCTTCCCTTGACCGCCTTGACAAAGCCGTCGTAATCTTTTGAGGTTTCGGCGTAGTGCGTCAGCTCGTGTTTGAGGACAAAGCCTATCGGGTCTTTCGCGTCCTTATTCAGAACGATCGTACCGTCCTTCTCGATGTAGCCGTCGCCGTCGATGCCCTCGACGATCTTGTACTTGCGCCCCATCTTGTCGAGCGTGTCGGCTGCGTCGTTGACGTTCTTGTTGTTGACGTTCTTGCGGTCGACCTCGATAGCTTCCTTGTGCTGCTCGTATCTCGCGTCCTGTCTGCCGACGGTCTCGGAGATACGCCTTGCGTCGTTTCCGATGTTGGAAAGATACTTTGCCGACGCTTCCGCTTTGGGAAATTCTTTTGTGCCGAGCTTGCCGGATCTGCCGATCTCATATCCTTCGGCAATGCCGCGCGCCCATACGCCCGCCGTAACGTTCGCGGGCTTATTTTTATACTGCGCGATAAGGCTTGACGCCGCCTGCGGAGTAATACCGTCTATTGACGTGATAGTCTGCCAAGCAACAGCCTCGCCCTTATCTGCAAATTCAATTTCGGAAAGCTTCGCCGTCTCGCCGTTGTCGAGCGTCACGAGCGCGTTTCCGTCGCCGATCTCGTCGATGGCGTCTATATTCACAGCCTTGCCGTTGTACGTCGTTTTGCCGGTCGTGCTGACCTTGTACGACGTCTCATTCGCCTTGCCGATCTCGTTATCCGACAGCTTCGCGGGTTTGAGCTCGTTTCTCATAGCCGTCTCAAACACTTTATCGAGCGCGCCTTCGCGCAGACGGTCGGACGCCTTCGTCGAGCCGGTCCCTCTCGTCGTCGCGTTGACGCGGAGCGCAAGCTGTTGAAGACCCGTTTCGCCGCTGATCTCGCTCGTTTTCGAGCCTACCTCGTCCATATATCGGACGGCGGCGGTGTTATTGTCTATCTTCGCCTGTTCCGCGTCTGTGAGCTCCTCGCCGAGTATGCTCTTGCTGACGAGCGGCGCAATATCCGCGGCTTCCTCGTCGGTCGCCCCGTTCTCTTTAAGCGCGTTCTCCACCGTTTCGGCGGCCGCTGCCTCGCGGCGATATTCAGACGCCTTTTCAAGCGCATTTCCGCTCTTTTCCGTCAGTTCCGTGTCAAGCGCACGCGCAAGCTCGCCGAGAGCCTTGTTGCTGACCGTCTTGCCGTCTCTCTGCCTCTCGTCGATATCCTTCGCCAGCTTGTACGCTTCGGAGCTCTCGTCGGCTTCAAGCCCCTGCTTGACCGTGTTTTC